ATGTAGGGAGCGGTCGGGTCGGTCGGGACGTTCCCGTAACCCTCGACGACGACGACGTTATCCAGCAACGCTCTCACCTTGCTCAGAGCGGCATCGGAGTCAGGGGCGTCGATGTGGATCGGGACGGTCACCGTGTAGGCGTGCGTACGCGGCTCCAGATCGATGGACTCCAGGAAGTCGTTGACTTCATCGCACCAGTCACGGTCGATGGCTTCCTCGATCACGCGGTCGCGCACGAGCTTCTTGTAATCCTTGAGCTTCTCGTCGTCGGGACGCTGCGCATCCTGGAGTTCCATGCGCAGCATCTGGACCGCCTCTACCTTGTCGGCCAGCAGCCGCTTGGTGTTGGTCAGTTCCAGCTCAAGATCTGCCTTAGTCGGCATGTTCGTCTCTCATTCTGTGTGTAGGTACGCAAAAGGCCCCCTCCCGAAGGAGGGGGCCACGATGGTCAGAACCCGATGGTAAAGCGGGTGACGACCCTTCCTGCTGTGATGAGCTTGCGCGAGCGTCTGCGGCCTCTCCACCACCGCTTGCACGCCAGCCAGCCGATCATGTCGACCTCCTATCGGTACTGGAAGCGCAGGTGCCGCAGCAGGCCCATGCGCTCCAGCTCGCTGGTGGACACCTCGTCTTCTGATCCGGTGGAGATCATGTCGATGAGGCGTTGAAGCTCCTCCGAGCCTCTGGTGACCTTGACGGGTGCGGGCTTGGAGGAGAGCTGGCCCATGCTGTACTTGGCCTCGCTCCAGGTGCTAGCGACTTGGGTCCAGTCGTCAGCCGCGATGCCCTCTCGGAGGACGGTGACAACTCGGATCATCTCCTTGCGGTTGCCGCCGATCTTGCTGCTCTCACGATCCCACTTCGTTGTGGCTTCCTGGAACGCCTGCTCTTCTTCGGCCTTGAGGTTCTCCAGCTTGTTCTGGAGCACGGAGAGCACTGCGCTCTTGGTGTACTTCATTCGGCTCCTAGTAGGTAGTTGACTCGGGAGTGCGGTCGATGGTGAAGTCACCGAACCGGCCCCACTCTATGGTGCCTGCGTCTCCTTCCACGCTGACGGCGAACTCTCGCGACGAGAGCTTGGGCTTACAGAATCGGTAGACCTGCTCTGCGATGTAGGACTCTGACGAGTCATCGGGGAGTTCGAGAACCGGTACCGAACGGTGACGCCCGATTCTCGAAAATCGAACCTTCACATAAACTCCTGCGGGGTCAGGCGGTCAGTTGACCGACGTAGGCGGTGAAGTGGGCTTCTCCTCCAGGGAGGAGCGCAACGTCTCGCTCGAAGCCGAGCGATCCATCGGGACTCCAGGGTGAGTGCCACTTGGCGTAACGAAAGCCCTTTGCGACCAACTTGTCGTACGTCGCTGCTGCGTCATCGAGGGCCTCCTGATCCGCAGCGAACTTGGCCTCATGAGCAAGGTATTCCTCCCTGGACATCAGCCGACCGACGATGGGGACGGTCCGGAACGTGCTGTCCTGAAGATGCGTTGCGGTGACATAATCCCCGGCGATCATCCCGGATCAGGCGTTGCTGTAGGAGGTGATGTTGGAGAACGTCCATGCGTCATAAGCGTTGAGCGTTACGCAGACGTTCGGGTCTCGCAACGGGATGACCGGCAGGCCACTGTTGCGCCGAACGTCCGAGTAGGCGTTCACCAGGTACGACTTGATGCCCGACTTGGTTTGGCCGGGCTGGAGGATGTAGCGAGTTCCGGTCGGCTTACCACCCGAGCAAGCGCCTGTGTAGACGTTGATCGCGTAGTGCGAGTCGAAGGTGTTGCTCGCCTGGTTGTTCCCGCCCGCGTGAGCCGGGATCACTCCGGACATCGCCACGATGACGGCCAAAACGCAGGACAGCAGGATGGATTGCAGCTTCTTCATGTCGTCCTCCTAGACGGCAACGCGGTTGAGCTGGGTTGAGGTGCCTGAGTAGGCGATGATGTGGTAGCACCCGCCCAGCGGGCCGTACGGGTTCTTTCCGTACCAGCCGTAGGGGTTGTCGGGTACCCAGTGAGTGCCGCTCGACGGCAGCTCCATTCGGAAGATGGCCTGGAGCTTGGTGGAGTGGTAGCCCCGTGGGCTGTAGCCGCCAGGCTTCACGACGACCCGCCCCTTGGAGCAGTTGGCGTCGGTATAGAAGTTGCTGGCGTAGTCCGAGTCGGCACGGACGAAGAACCGGTGGGTGTCTGACGCAGCATGGGCGTCGGGGACGTTCACCGTGACGCCCGCTACTGCGAGCGGTAGAGCAACGGCTGCTGCTGCGAGCGAACCGGCGATCCTCTTGCGGGTGCTGATCTTCACTGTGTCTCCTGTGGATACTCGACGCTCCAGACTGGATGCGCCAGACGAATGAATGATGGGTCTTCGGTGAACCGGACCAACAGCGAAAAGCCGCGGGTCCCCGTGATCTTTGCCTCCTTCCCGGCGATTTTGATCAGCATCCCTCGTTTGGCTGGGACACCGTACCACTCGCGGATTCGCTGGATGACTCCCTTCTGAGCCATGTCAGTCGTACATGCCGTAGTTGTAGCAGGTCTTGACGGTGTGGCCGTGCTGGTGCTTGTTGTGTACTTGGCAGCACCATTCGGAGTCGCACATGTCGCAGGCGGCTACGTACTCCAACTTGACCGGCTCGATCTTTGGCTGCTCAGCGACCTCTGCCTCGTTGATGGTGCGGAGCAGCGTCTCCTCCTCGGTCTCCTCCTTGTAGACCTCGACCATCCTCCCGTCTTCTTCGGCGTCACGGTAGTCGCAGCATTCCCACGCGCCATCCTCGTAGCCGTAGTAGATGTCGTCGACGAGGCACTTCCAGGCGTCCTGGACTCCGACGTACGACTCGTCGATCCAACCGCAGTTGGGGCATTGCGCCCTGGTGTCTTCTCCGGTGCACGCCCTGAACTGAGCGTTGAAGTCGAAGTCGACGGGGAAGGAGTCGTTCTCGCTGTACTCCTGGAGCGTCTCGACCAGGTTGTCGACCGGGTAGAAGTTCTTCTCCTGGTAGGTCTCGCCTTCGTAGTACTCCTCGCAGTTGGAGCAGTACAGCACGTTCTCGATGCGCTGTACGCGCTCCACAGAGACCAGAGTCATGCTGGGCTCACTCTGGCCAGCACCGCTGCTGCAACGCTGCGCAGGGCGTGTTGTACGGCTCTCTCGACCTCGTTTCCGGCCTCCCCGAACAGGACACGGAGTGCGGAGACAGCGTACGGGCGGGCAGCCACAGCGGCCCGCGTGATCAGGTGCTTCATTGGGTTCCTCAGATCTTGTGTAGAACGGCAGAAAGGCCCAAAGGGGGCCACCCGAAGGTGACCCCCGATGGGCTACTTGCTACATCTCCTCGGGGGAGGAAATGCCTCAGCGACCGGGACGGACCTGGAGCGGCCAGGTCGTGCCGCCACCGAAGTAGGACGACACGTCGATGTTCACGTCCTCCGACAGCGTGGCGACGACCGCCTTGCGGAACTCCGGACCCTGGAGCAGAGCCTTGACCAGCACGCTCTCCACCGTGGGCTCGTCCTCCACCTTGGTGGCCGACATCGCCGTGTGCAGGTCGTTCTGCGCCTTCTTGCTCCGAGCCGCGCTCACCAGGTCGGACGTGCTGAGCTTGATGCCCGCCTGGTGGTTGCGGGTCAGGCTGACCTGACGCGCCTTCTCGAAGGTCGACCGGATGAAGGCCGGACCGTAGTCCTTGACCTCGGCCCACACCGCGTCGTAGTCGATGTCGGTGTCGAGCTGGTCACCGAGCACCTTCTGGAGCATCAGCTCGATGGCCGCACGGTCCAGGAAGCCGATCTCGATCTGGCTGGTGAGCCGCTGAGCACGCGTCATCGCCGGGTCGATCCGCTCGATGAAGTTGGTGGTCAGCACGAAGGAGACCTCGGACCGCTTGTCCGCGCCGTCGAACAGGTTGGTCAGCGTGGACCGGCGAGCCGCCGTCATCTTCTCGTCGAAGAACTTGTCGAAGTCCTCGATGATGACGATGGACCGGCTGTACATCTTGGCCACGTTGACCACGCGGATCAGCTCGTTCAGCGAGTCGGCCCCGGTGGGCTTGAACTCGATGGTGGTCACGCCGTACTGCTGCGCCAGCACCGAGGTGGCGATGGTCGCCGCCGACTTGCCGGTGCCGAGCGGACCCCAGACCAGGGCCTTGAAGGTGGTGTCCATCCCGTTGGCCACCAGCAGGTCGTGGTCGGTGATCAGGCCGAACACATCGTCGGTGAGGCGCTCCTTGACCTCATCGGTGTAGACGATGGTCGGGTCGAGCTGACGGCTGACGTGCTTGAGGGTGAAGGACCCCCGGTTGTCGGCCTCGTAGGACAGCACCTTGCCCTTGTAGATGGAGTTGGTGCGCAGCTCGTCCTCCACCATCAGGAAGAGCCCGTCGATGGCTGCCTGGTTCTTCACCAGCGAGGTGATGTTGAGGACGAACAGCCCCGTCATCTCCGCGTTGGCCCAGACGCCGACCTCGATGGTCGCGTCGAGCGGCTCGAAGTCGAACTCCGTCATCAGCACGTTCTCGGTGATCTCGCGCCCGAACTGGTCCAGGCCGACCACGACCGGCGTCTTGACGGGCGGGTGCTCGCCACCGAACATGTCGAACCGGGTGTTGCCGATGCCGGTGGAGCCGTAGACCCGGTTGAAGATGCGGGTCAGGGCCACAGCGCCGTCCTCCACACGAGCGTTGTACTGCTTCATGTAGACGGTCTTCTTCTGCTGGTTGGCCTCGTACTCCATCAGCGTCTTGGCCCCCTTGGTGGGGGTCATCGAGCCCGGCAGCGAGATCTTGTTCGCCGGGTCCTGGTGGCGCAGGATCGGGGACTCGTTGTTGATCGTCTTGTCCGCGTACGCCGCGAGCTGGTCCAGGACCGACTCCTTGCGGGCGGTCTGGCGCTCGTGCTCGCGCAGGGCCTCGGCGGTAGCAGCGGCGTCGATGTTGGTGTTCTGAGCCATGATGGTGGTTTCCTCTTCGTGTGTGTGTGGTTGGTTGGTCGTTCGGTCGTGCTGGTCTCGCATGGTCTTACTGGGTCCAGACTGCTGTCTGAACCATGGCAGTCTGCTCATCGGGAGCAGGCTGGTCCCAGTTCCACTGGTAGGAACCGGGGGTCATGATGCCCACCTGGAACTTCTCGGGGGTGAACCCGAAGAGGGCGTTGTACTCGAAGGAGTGGATCAGGTCGTCGGAGACGTAGACCTTTTCACAGGAGAAGGAGACCGCATCGATCTCCTTCACATCTGCTCCTGAACGGATGGTGCTGATCACCTGAGCGATCAGGGCGTTCCAGCCGCCCATCTCGTCGGCGTCGTCGTACCAGCGGATGCCCTTGAGGCGGCACCGGTACATCTCCTTGTAGCCGTCAGTGGAGACGTAGACGCTTGCGTCTGACTCCCCCAACTGCGGGCCACCAAGGACCACCAGCCCCGCCGCGTCCATGTGCGAGGCGAGGTCTTTCGGCTTGTGGTCGAATCGGTCCAGGATCAGCGAATGGACGATCATCCCTTCCAGTTTCATTGCAGCTCTCCGTCCTCACTGGTGAGGAAGAAAGGCTCCTCGGGTGTGTCTTGCCGGGGACGCACGGTCGCCGTGTGCGTCTGCTCTCCTTCGTCGTTGTAGATGCCGATCTGCACCGTCGCATCGAGCCCGTTGAAGGCCCGCTGAATGTTCTCGACGGCGTACCTGGTCTGTCGTTCCAGCGTCGCTGGACTGGTGGTGGAGACCGCGACCCTCACGTAGAGGACCTCGGTCTCAAGTGCTGGCATACGCTTAACCTTCCTTGTTGGAGGCCATCTCAGTGGCCGTGGTCCAGCCCTTCAGGACCAGCGCCCAGTTGTCGTCCGAGACCTGGTGGGTCTGGGCGATCCAGGGACGCAGGGACTCCTTCAGGATGACTCCCGCCTCTTCGGCGGAAAACTCGTTCACCACGGCGCTGCGGAGCCACTCACCGCAACGCTCGGGGAAGCGCTCAACGTCGTACTCGCCGCTGTTGAGCTTGTCGTCCAGCAGACGCACGTACACCGCCGACACCGAGGAGGCGTCGACGGCGTTCTCGCGGGCCATCTTCTTCAGCGCGAGCACCTGCTCGTCGTAGTACTTGGCACCGGCCAGCCGGACGTTGGAGTCACGGAACCAGTGCAGCAGGCGGTGGTAGCGAGCCGCCGCCGTCTCGTACTTGTCGATGCGCTTCTCGTGCGCCCCGCAAAACTCCCACTCGGGGTCGTTCTCGTAGGACTGCACATGCGCGGCGGCTTCCTCGGGGGTGTAGAGGATCGAGCCACCGGCATCGGGGTTGACCGCGTTCCCGGTGTGGATGCGGTCGTGGTCGGGGTGCTCAGCGGTGAAGGCGTCGAATTTCTTGGCCTGGACGTTGTAGCGCCAGTAGGACGCCGCCAGCGGAACCACGACGAGGACCTTGCGGATCTGCTTGGCCTCGTACTCGGCAGCCCTCAGCGGGTAGGAGAGGTTCTTCAGGAGCCGCCGACGCAGGCCCCTGATGGGGGCTGAGGACTCCATGAAGCCCTTGGGGTCCCGATCCCTGTGCATCTGCTCCGCAGCCTCCTGGAAGGCGTTGTCCTTGGCCTGGAGGCGAACGGTGGAGAAGACCACCCCGATGGCGATCTGCGTGCCGCCTACCCTAAGGAGGCTGCGCGTCACCGGGGAGGTGGCGATGGTCACGACTGCGGGGGCGACCCGAACGGCGGCGGTAACGACGTGGGTGAGTGCTGCTGCGAACATGATTCCTGCTTTCGTCTGTTGGTTCGTGAGTGTGGGTACTGCGGGTCTTGCGGTTGGAACTAGCGGCCGGAGGTGTTGCCGTGGTCGAAGGGGGTCTCCCACCACTCGTTGAAGTAGGTGTCGAGGAGGGTCTCGGTCACGTCGGCCACCCAGTAGAGCCAGTGGTTCATCATCTCCTTGGTGATCGAGTCAACCTCGCCACCCGCGTCGTCGACGAACTTCACGAAGTCGTTGACGCCGGTCTCGTGGCTGGCGCGGATCACCAGAGCGCCGGTCTCGGGCTTGCTGTGACCCTCGGAGTTGGCGAAGGTGACGATCTCGTCGTACATCTGTCCCCGCGTCCGCAGGTACACCTCGCTCATCGCCAGCGAGCAGTACGCGAGCTTCTTGGCCGTCTCCTTGTCGGCCCCCTCCTCCTTGAGGTGCCAGATGAGGTGCCACAGCCCCGTGCCGACCGCGTTGCGCTCGACGGCGAAGAGCTTCCTCAGCCGGGTGACGAAGGCCAGGTACTCGTCCTTGAGGGGCGACTGGACCTCCTCGGGGTTCTCCACCGCCCGGTTGAGCAACCCGGCGAGCGAGTCCTCCAGGTTGGCCGGTGCGCCTTCAGGGGCTCCCAGGCGGGAGACGTAGACCTGAGGGCCACCGGCACGCGGGTTGTTGATGTCGATGCCGAGGACTTCCTTGAGCATCTTGGCTACCTCGTCGGGTACTTCCGAACCCTCGGGGGTGTTGAATTCGTTGTCTGACATGTCGTGCCTTTCGTTCGTTCGTGGGTGTGTGGGTACAGCAAACAGCCCCTGAGCCGGGGAAGCGACTCAGGGGCTGGTCTTGCTAGCTGTTGTAGCGGAAACCGCGCTTGTTGAGGTTGAGACGGTCCATCCGCACACCGTCAGCCTCGGTGGCACCACAGGCGCAATTCGAGACGCCCGAATCGCAGAAGCCGCCGTCTCTCAGCTTGGCCTTGAACTCCTTGTCGGTCAGGCCGTCGATCTTCTCGCCGTCCTCGACCGGCTGTGCAGGCCGCGACTGCTCCGCTGCGGCGATCAGCTCGTCGAGGAGCGTGATCATCATCGGGCCGTCGTTGGCCCCACCGAAGAGGTCGACCTCCCCATGGGTCGGAGACTTGACCAAGGACGACGGCAGCCCCAGGACCTTCAGGGCGACCTGGGAGATCGTCTGGACCTTGCCCTTGTAGTCCACCAGGTCCGAGGTGATCCGGACCGCGCCGCTGTTGATCGTGGTGAAACCAGCAGCGCAGTAGCTGGTCTTGCAGACGCCCTCGCGGGTGGCGAGAACCCGACGCCGCTCCTGATGCTCGGCCAAGGCGCGCTCCTCGTAGCGGGTCTCGTAGCCGTTGTCCTTGCCTTGCTTGATCGAGCGCTCCAGATCTTTGATCGACCTGTCGATCTTCTCGATCTCGATGTCGGGCGGCAGTTCGCGGGAGGACCAGACCCCCTGGTTCCAGCGCCTCAGCGCCGCGTCGTCGATCTTCATCTCGGTGTCGATGAAGTCCCGCAGACTCTTCAGCTTCTCGACGTTGAGCAGCTCGGGGTTGGCGACCCGAGCGGGAGTGATGGTGCGTGTGGACATGTGTTGCTTCTCTCTGTGAGTGTGGTGTGAAGGGACCCGAAGCAGGGGGCCACGCACTGTTGGCACAGCGACTGCCGTGGCTTTCGTCCGCTACAGGGTGAAAGGAGGGGGCAGTGACCGCCCGTGATAACCCCAGTCCGCCTTCGCTGGTTTTCCCTATGCCCGCGTCACTTTCCAGCGTTGACTTCAGGTCCCAAGTTCGTGTGGGAAATCCTCAGTCGGTGCGGGTCAGCTCAGGGCGTCGGCGTTGAGCAGAGCTGCGACCTTTTCGCAGTAGTCGCGGGAGCCGAAGACGATCTTGCCGCCGTCCGGAAGGGTTGTGGCGCTGTAGTCGCCGTTGTTCCTGCGGACGACCTCCCAGGGAACCAGGACCCCGGCGTCGCTGCTCCCGACGTAGCGGGACTCGTTGACGTTGATGAGGTCCTTCACCGTGTTGAAGCGGTTGCGGTCCTCGATGGGTCGGATCGGCTTGGCGACGTAGGGCGTTTTCTCCGCTTCCACCGCTTCGAACAGGCGCTTGATCTCGGCGTCGATGATCTCCTTGGACTTCTCGATCACGTTGGTGATCTTCGTCGCTGAGGTCCTCCCGAACATCGGGGTGAGGCGCTTGCCGTCGACCCCGAGTTGGTAGATGCGGGAGTAGAACCCGTCCTGGGCCTTGGCCAAGATGTCGACCTCCCAACCATCGGGGATCTGTGGGTAGCCCTGCATCTCGACGATCTTTACCTGACCGGCCATGGGTAAATCCTTCCTGAAACGAAAGAAGGCCCCCAGCGGAATTGCTGGAGGCCATTTGGGCATACGGAACTGCTTGTGACTCAATTATCTCATTTTTGACGCTCAGAGTCAATAACTAGATGCTCTCACCCACCGTTCCGGTCTTGCCTCCGAGCTGCTCCTTGATCTCGTCTGCTGTGGGGTAGCCGTTGAGGGTAGCGACGAACCAGTTGTCGCCCAGCACGTAGTCCACTCCGTCCAGACCCTGACCGCCGATCTCTTCGAGGAAGAGTTCGAAGAAGACCGGGTTCTCGGAGTAGGCGACGAAGAGGCCCTCGGTGGCACACTGCTTCGCCTCGTAGATGTCGTCCCCACCCTGTGTGGCGTCCTCCCAGTCGCAGGACAGGTCGAACTCCTTGTCCAGCTTCTTGGTCACGTCCTTGGCGCTGTCAGGAGCGAACGCAGCGGGCTCCTGCGTCTCAGGAGCCTTCGTCGGCTCCTTGGTGGGCTCCTTGGTCGTAGGAGCAGGGGCAGGAGCCTCTGTGGTCGGTGCAGGAGCAGGGGTTGTAGGACCAGTTGTAACCGTAGGAGCAACAGCCCCGTTGCTCGGCACCGGAGGGCCAGGGGTTGGGTCCTGCGGACCACAGGTGGAGACGAGGATCAGCAGACCGATGATGACCAGTGCGGCTTTCCACCACCAGCTCTTGAACCCTCCGGTCTTCTTCGGAGGAGAAGGGGTGAGAGGAGGGTAGCCGTACCCGTACTGCTGACCCTGAGGAACAGGGCCACCTGTGGGCTGAGGACCGTTGTAGGGAGTAGACATCTCTGGGATTCCTTAGAACGTAGGAAGACCCCCAGACCGTGTTGCCTGGGGGTCAGAAACTGATTTCAAAAATTCGATGGATACATAGGTACTACTAAGGTAGGAAGAAGAGGAGCGAAGCGACTTCTTCCGATACTTGGGGGAAGTGGTTCAGATCGAAGATCGTACGAACACGTTGCCCCCGGTAGCACTATGTACTTATAAGAGTTGGTCGATTTTTCAGAAAATCAAATGGTTCCTCCAGATCGTTACGCACTTGTGACCTACGGACAGCCCGCCCCCACTAGGGAGGCGGGCCGCTTCACTCAGTAGCGCCAGCGGGACAGGTCCCAGCGCAGGGCGTAGCCGATGCCCTTCCAGTACCCCGAGCCGGTGTTGTTGCACTCGGTCGGCGGGTTGAGGGCCAGGTCCTTGCGCAGCTTCACGCAGGAGTGCGGGTCGATCCACACCCGGCGACCGGAGGCGTTCAAGATGCGGGTCCATCCCGGCTGCACCCGCTCCTTCTCCTGGCTGCTGTCGTCGATGGTGATGGCCATCGACCCTCTGACGTAGACCCAACTGTTGACCGCTTCGGCCTTGGTGGTGCCTGCCAGCAAGATGCCAGCGGATGCCAGCAGGATGCTGAACGCGAGAGCGATCTGCTTGAGCGTTGTCTTCATGACGATCTCTTTTCTCTTGGGAACTGAAAAGCCCGCCCCCAGGTAGGGGCGGGCCTGTTTCGCTCAGAAGTTGCTGAGCAGTGCAAGGATCTGCACGACGAAGTTGCTGAAATCTGCAAACATCGGGTTCTCCTTTCTCCCCCGAGAATGGATTCAGCCTACGCCCTATTTACCTCTTTTCTTGCTGTGCTTCGAGTTGGCGTCTCAGCTCCTTCTCGATCTTGCGGTACCTCTCCTCCGTGATCGAAGCGCGTTCGATCCGCGCCCGCTGTGCGTTGCTGTCCAGGAGACCAACGATGACCATCGCCTCCTGGCCGGTCACCTGGAGGGTGATCGGACGCTTCACCTTCCGCTTGATGCTGTACTCGAATCCGCTCTTGAGGTTGATCCTGACGACCGTATCTCCAGCTGTGGGGTGAACCACCCAGAAGACAGGAGACTGCGATGCGTGGTTACCCACCTCCTGGACCTTGCCGTTCGCCGCCAGGAGAATGAGTTCCGGCTCTCCTGTGGCGGTGACCGCCACCCTCACCTCGTCTCCTTGCTGCACCTGGGAGAAGGAGATTCCCTCCCACTCGTCTTCAGACGGCAGCGTTGGGACCTCAAGGCGAAGCCCCTGGACTCGATGAGCCAGCTCTTTGTCTCCGTAGAGCACCAGAGGAGGCTTGTTCACCTTGGTAGACCAGAACTCGTACCGTATCGGGTAGACGGATGTTCCTGTTCGCCCCCGTTCTACCCTGTCGTAGCCACCGAGCGTCTTGATGTCCTCGATGGCCGCTTGACGGTCGCGGTCGGTGCGAAATGGGCTGTCCACGGTGAGTGGCCTTTCGTAGGGCCGGATGGGGAGATCGAGGGGCGGCTGCCCGTATGGGTTCGGCATGTCAGAACTCGAACCGCTGCTTGGCAGCCTCGGAGTAGTCGATCCACTGCTGGATCTGGTCGATGGCCAGGTTGTAGACCGGACCCTGACGCTCGAAGCCATCGGCCACGTCGGTGTCACCACGGAACCGCAGCGGCGCGACCCAGGACATCATCGAGTCCCTGGCGTCCTCCAGCGCCCGCTTCACCCCGCGCAGCTCGTCGATCAGCTCGCTCCACTGAGCGCCGTCGCGAGCGTTGCCCGCGATGTGACCGATGGTGGCGAGCATGGCGAAGACCGCCGAGATGGTCACGTCCTGGCCCTTTTCGAGGCCCTCTCTGAGAAGCCTCACTCCGAACTCATCGATCCCCGACTGGGCACGAGCCCGATCATCCTCGTCGTCCTCGTTCCAGGGGGTGTACTTGAAGCGGTCCACCACGTCGACGCCGAGGAGGTCCTCGTCGTGGGTGATGACCTGGTACATCAGGTTGAGCACCTTCATCATCTTCTTGATGATCGGCATCCCGGTCGTGCGGGCGGTGAACTCGGCAGCGCCGCCCTGCTTGCACATCTCGATGAAGTGGTACTTCATCTTGAGGAGTTCGATCTCCTTCTCCTTGGTCGACGCCACGAAGGCGTCGTAGTTCCGTCTGAGTTGCGCTCTGCCCTCGTCACCGAGGGCTTCGAACTGCTCGACGGTGACCTGGAGGTGCTGGGAGACCAGGTTTTGGATGTCCTGGAAAGAGCTGTCGAGCGACTCCATCCTCTGTTCGCGGCTACGGTCCTTGTCGAATCCCATGTCAGTTCTCTTTCTTCAGTTCTTCGTTGATGAGTTGATCTACGCAGTTTGGGCAGATCTCTTCGTTCGTTGGTGCGAGCGTGGTCCGGACGAATTTGAACCACGGCTTCTCGTGGTGGTGCTCACCACAGAGGGGGCAGCGACGCTTGGGAGTTTTCTTTTCCCCGCGTATCACTGCCCCCGCAATGGCTCGATCCACTCGGTCGGGAAGGTCAGAGTTCCTCCTCGAAGATGGCATCGACGATCTTCTTCTCCTTCTTCAGCGCCAGGGCCAACTTGTGGGCGGCGTACATGAGGCCAAGGGCCACGTACACGATCTCCATCGGGTTCTCCTCAGGGTCGACGACGACAGAGGCGGGTGCCATCCATCTTGCGGAAGTAGTCGTGGCCCATGAAGCCACAGACCGCGAAGTGCTTGATGTGACGCCCTGCTCTGAACCAGGGCGGGTCGAACTGCCAGTCGTAGTACCACTGCTTCTTCAGGTGCTTCCAGAGCACCTTGACGGTCGGCCAGAGGAACCAGCCGATCACAGCAACCGCTGGCCAGATGAGCCACAGGAGGATCGCCGTCCAGGAGTTCTTGTTGAGGACGTAGGTCAGGCCGTACCCGATCCATATGGCTGCGGCGAACGCCTGGAAGAACGTTGCCATCCAACTCCTCACAGCGCGCCGGTCTTGCGGGCTTCTACCTCGTCGAGGTCAGCCACGTCGTCGAAGGGACCCTCGGGTTCGCGGTCCTCCTCGGGCTCGGGCTCCACCAGGTCATGAACGACCGGCGTTGGGTCATCCGATGTGGCCGTGACCATCTTGCCGGGGTTCTCAGCGGCCTTGGTGAGCAGATCCTTGATCTGCTCGTCGGTCAACTGGTCCTGGTCCAGTTCGAGCGCGGACACGTCGAGTCCCTGGAGCCTCAGCGTGTCTCGGACCAGCCGGTTGAGCAGCGGAACCACTGCGTCGATCACGTCGAGGATGGCATCGACTTGCTCAGCGTCATCGGTGTCGCTGATGAGCAACTCGGTGATCATGTCTCGGTGGTTGCGCAGCGTCTTGATGATGCCGACAATGCAAGCGCCGCCGATCAGCGTGACGCAGATCAGGGCGGCGATGAGGGATTGTTCGAGTGCGGACATGTCAGACTCCGTTCGGGAGGAATGGACCCAGGTCACCGAGCATCAGGTTGACCAGGTTGGCGACTGGGGTCCAGTCGTCGAGGGAAAGCCCGGTGGCGTCGTGCACCTCCAGGAGAGCGATGGCCGCTTCGGAAGCGGCCTCCAGAAGAGCCCGGTACTTCGGGTTCATGATGAGGAACTCGTCTGGGTTGTACCCAGAAGTCTCAAGGGCTGCTCGAAGCACTTCGTTGTCCTTCATCATCACGAGGGCTACGCGCATCGCGTTGATCTCGAAGGAATGGTCGGTGACCGTGGAGCCGGTCTCGGTCTGGCGGTACCCTGCCATCAGGCGTCGGCCATCTCGTAGAGAGCAGCGCGGAACGCGTCGCTGATCCCCTCAGCGTGCTCCTTGCGCTCGTACTCCGTGATGGTGAACTCACCCTCGCGGTTGTACCGGGCGATGAGTTCTTCACCAGCTTCCTTGGTGAAGACTCCCACCTTCGGTTCATCGAAGTGCGGCGACTCGATCACCACAATCTTCTCTGGTGGAGGCCACTCCTCTTGGAGGTAGGGCTTCATGACCGGTCGGCCATCAGGCAGGTCGAGAAAGACGAAATCCATGGTCACTTCTCCTTCTTGCTGGGTTTGCGCATCACGACTCGGTTGCGCAGTTGGTCGTAGACCGCCTTGGTGGACAGCCCGTGCTTGACACCGATCTCAGCGCAGGACATCCCGCTCTGGTAGTCGGACATCATGGTGCGAACCAGGTGCATGGGCACCGTCCGCTTCACCTCGTAGGTGAACGTCTCGTTGGGGCTCTTGGCGAGCGCGATGTTGAGGCTCATCAGTCCACCCAGGTGGTGGTCATCTCGGGCGGCAAGGTGGAGTAGTCCACCGTGTCGTCGTCGCGCTTGGTGAACAGCGCGATGATCTTGCTGATGAAGTTCTTCACTTCATGTTCTCCTTCGTCTCGATGACCTCCAGGACCAGACCGGTGATGATCTGGATGGTGCGCAGCATCTGGAAGTCCCTGCGGTCCATGGTCAGGGCGTTGATGAAACCAGCCCAGCCCTCCGTCCTCTCAGCGGCGGCGCGGTTGCCGACCTTTGCGGTTGCCTTGATGGTCTTGCCGAACGTGCTGGTGAGCTTGGACATGAAATCCTCCTAGAACGCAGAAAAGGCCCTGACCGAGTGGTCAGAGCCTGGGTCGTACGCATCAGCAAGGTGGTGGGACTTGAACCCCGCTACCCCAATGGGTAGGTAACGCTTACACCTGTCGGGCTGATGTATCAATTATGACACAGATGGTCATAAAAGGGAAGAGATAGAGTTGGGACCGCGTGGCCACCCACCGGCTGGAAAATGGCCACGCGGCTTGTCGGTAGCCACACCTGGGGAAGCTTTCCGGCATGGCGAACCCGATGTCTCAATTATGCCAGTTTTTGTGACCGAATGCAACACAAAAGAGGGTTCTCGATGAAGGTTTTTCGCTCCCACTACGCCTCCAAGGTCCACTTCGACCGGGAGTGTTCAGCGTGGTTGTCTTCCACCACCAGGAAGCGTCCGCTCGTCGAGGTGGACGTGGCTGACCTGAAGTCAGTGCAGTTCTGCAAGGTCTGCGCTCCTCCTGAGCTGAGCAGGCGGTGGAAGACTGAACACAGGCAGTGCACCATCTGCAACTGGTCGCGTCCGATGCCCTGTGAGCACAATGGTGGGGTGAAGGTCGTGAACATCGACCGGATGAACCACTACGGCAAGGAGGAGCGCAGGGTGAACACACGCTGGCGCTGGCCCGAGAACGTGCAGGGTGCGCCTCTTGCCGATTCCAATCTTTTCGTCTAACGTTCCCTCTACATCTACTGACCTGGGGAGGTCTCAATGGCACGAACGACGGCAGAATCGCTGCTGATCTCAGCCCTGCTGAACAACGAGGACCCGAACGGCGCACGCGGCTACGGTGTCCGACCCGAGTACTTCGCTGGCTACCGCGACGAGTACGAGTGGGTCCTGAACTACTACAAGAAGTACAACGTCTGCCCCACCCCCGAGAAGTTGAAGATCGCCTTCCCCGGCTTTCCCCACGACGAGAACGAGATCGACCTGCGCTGGCCAGCCCAAGAGGTGGCAGAGGCAGCAGCGGGTCGGGAGATCCTCAAGGGAGTCATGCTCGCCAGTGAGGCGATGCGCTCGGGAGACGTGAAGAAGGCGTACTCGGTGATCGAGCCCCTGCACTACAAGGCGGTCTCAGAGAAGCCGGTGAACCTCCTGGAGGATCCTGCCTACTTCGAGGACTACGAGGACACCAGTGAGATCAGGGTCCCCATGCCCTGGGACTCTCTCCAGAGCGCCACGCACGGCATCGGGCCGGGGGAGTTGTGGTACTTCGCCGCACGCCCCCAGCAGGGTAAATCCAGCTTCCTGACCAACATCGCCGTCTCAGCGGCCTGCGCGGGCCAGCGGGTGCTGTTCTACAGCCTGGAGATGACCAAGCGCCAGGTACAGGTCCGTTCCCACGCCATCATGGGCCACAGGCTCGGCTGGGGCAACGAGATCGACTCCGAGGCCATGCTGCACCGGACCTGGGACGCCAAGAAGTACCGCAAGCTGGTGGCCGAGATCAAGGAGTCGGTACCAGGAGAGATCAACGTCCACGACATGGCCATGGGCTCGGTGTCCCCGTCGACGATCATTCCGAGAGCCTCTGAGTACGACCTCATCATCATCGACTACGTGGGCCTGATGCGCCTCGACGGTGGAGCCCGCTCGGTGGAGGACTGGCGGCACGCTGCGGTCATCTCCAACGAGCTGAAGGAGATCGTCCTGGCCAACAAGTCCCGTGTCCTGGCAGCGGCTCAGATCAACCGTGATGGAGACCAGTTCGGCTGGCGTCCACCCAAGCTGAAGCACATTTCCCAGTCCGACGCTCTCGGGCAGGACGGTGACGTGGTGCTCACCATGAAGCGCTACGGGCGGGGTGCCTCGGTGACCTCCATCGAGAAGAACCGCCACGGTCGCTCGGGCGATGTCTTCTTCAGCAACTACGACGCGAACCTGGGTGACTTCGACGAGATCACCCGCTCTCGCGCCGACGAGATCGCAGACAACGATGACACCGAGGAAGACGAATGAGCTTCAACGCTTTCGAGGCCCGCTACAAGTCCGGTGACTGCGCTGAGTGCGGTGTCTGGATCGAAGAGGGCGACATGATCGGCTACAACGACGAGGGCGATCTCGTGCACGAGGAGTGCTACGAGGGTGGCGAGGATGATGAGGGACCCAAGCAGTTCGTCTTCGGCGCTGAGACCGATCACGAGGCCATCGCCGGTCCCAACGATCAGGTCTGCTGATGGAAGGCGTGTGGGCAACAGGGGGCTACGGCTCCCTGGAAGAAGCACTGACCATCGGTACGGGCTTGGAGCGGTCCTACGTCTGCCAGGCCCATGATGACCACACAGCCAGCGCCTCGGTGAACTCCGTGTCGGGGCTGTTCATCTGCTACACCTGTGGTCACAAGGGCAAGGTGGACCTCGACAAGATCGTGGTCACCGCAGAGGGTGTTCAGCAGTTCGTCAGCCGCATCCACAAGAAACTGAACCCCAACAGCGACCGCTACTCCGAGACCTGGCTGAACATGTTCGACAGCAACGGTCCTGGTGACTACTGGCTGTCGCGCTACACCCCAGAGGCGGCGAAGTTCTTCCGCCTCGGTCAGACGCCCACCACGGCCACGTACCCGATGAGGGACAACCAGGGCGAGGTGATGGGTGTAGTCACCAGGGACCTGACCGGCACTGACAGGGCGAAGTACCGCTACCCCTCCGACGTGCAGGTCGCTCAGTACCTGATCGACTACCACCGGGTGGAGACCGACGACATCGTGCTCGTGGAGGGCATGAGCGACGTGGTGGCAGCCTACGAGACCGGACACCACGCAACCCTTGGGTGCTACAAGGCTGGGCTCTCCAGCGACCAGGTGAAGCTCCTGCGCAAGTACGCACCACGCACGGTTTATGTCGCTTTCGACATGGACACCGCTGGCAACGAGGGGGCCGAGAAGGTTCGACAGAAGCTGTCGTGGTTCACCAAGGTCAAGCGTCTGTGGTGGCAGGGCTACAAGGACATCGCAGCCATCCCCCTGGAGAGCCGCAAGGCCATGTTCGATCAGATCCTCGATAACAATCGGGTCACGGCGCTTGCTCGGTAGGGCAGCTTGGATTAGATTGAGGACATGCCAATCAAGCTAGTTGACTCGCCGCCCACGGTAGAGGAACTCATCCACAATCTGCGCTACGCGGACCTCGCTCTGGAGGAGGCGAAGAAGGCCAAGGAGGCGGCTTCGAAGGCGCTCCAGGACCACCTGCTCGCCACCCAGTTCAAGAGCAAAACTGTCAGCGCCTCGTGGGACCCTTCGAAGAGTCTCAGAGCTGTCTACGTGGCCAACAACCGCATCACCATCAACGAGGAGGGACTCAGGAAAGCAATCGGAGCCGCAGCGTTCAAGAAGGTCAGCATCACCAAGGTGGACCGATCACTGCTCGAAGACGCGATCAGTCAGAACGAGTTGGACCCGCAGATCGTGAAGCAGTTCATCAAGGTCGACTCCCACCCCTACATCCGAGTCAGCGAGATCGTCACTCCCGAGGAGACAGATGAACCAACCTCGTAAGCGGTCCTCTGACCACCCCCGTCCTGCACCTCCGTCCCCCGCAGCGATGATCGTCGCCAAGCTGGACGGCACCTACTACATGATGAGCGAAGCATCACAGATCACCGGCATCCCGGTGAGCACTCTCCGCAAGTGGACCCGTATGGACAACCCACCAGTCAACGCCCCCAGCCAGGAAGTCATTAGCGGGCAGATGAAGATCTATCTCTTCACTCCCGACGACATTGAAGAGCTGAAGGCGTACCGCAAGGCAACCACCACTACCAGCAGGAAGAAGCACTCGAAATGACAGAGGCAGCAATCGAAACGATGACCTTCGGCGTCTCGGCAGACCAGGACACTGGCTCGTCGGGCGGCGGCGGGGACTACATCCGCTACATCAACAAGGAGGGCGAGTTCACCTTCCGGTTCCTCCAGGACTTCAACCAGTGGACCTCCTACTGGGAGCACTACTCCAACGCCAAGCGGGCCTCATACCCCTGCACCGGCCAGAAGCGCTCCTGCCCCGGCTGCAACTCCGAGGACGAGAAGGAGGCCAAGGCCAGCAAGAAGCTTCTGGTCAACGCCATCCACATCGACCCCGAGAGCGACGGAGAGGGCTACGTCAACCTCTGGAAGATGCCTGGTGGCACGCTGGACGACTTCAAGCGCTACTCGCGTCTGGACGGCAACAGCCTGACCAAGCGGCCCTTCGTGGTCATCCGTACCAAGAAGGACGGTCGGGTCAGCTATTCCACCGACAAGATGGACCGTGAGGAGTTCAACACCGCCAAGTACGCCGATCAGCTCCAGGACCACCAGAAGGCCCTGAACGAGGCGTACCGGCAGGCATGGGACCCCGAGGCTCTCGCTGAGCGTGAGGCCGACCGCAAGGCCGCAGCCAAGCGTAAGGAAGACCGGGAGAACGAGCAGGCAGCCGAGGAGGCTGTGGCAGAGACCCCCGAGGAGGCACCGCCGTTCGAGCTTCAGAGCAAGGAGGAGCGCGAGGCCGCTGCACCCAAGGCCAAGCTCTCCCTGGTCGCTCCTGAGCCCGAGCCGGAACCAGAGCCTGAGCCTGAGCCGGTCACGGAGGAAGAGGTCACCCTCACCACCGAGAGCGTGCGCAAGTCGACCATCCCGCAGTTGAAGAAGCTGTTCAAGATGGCTGGCCTGGAAGTTCCCGAGTACGAGGACCAGAAGGATCTGGCGAACCAGCTCATCAAGCTTCTGTCCTGAAAAACAAGAGAGGGACCCGTGTCGCAGCCGGGTCCCTCTCCCACATCTAACTGGGGATGACCAAAATTATGGCACGGATTCGAATCGCAGACAACAGCCCAAAAACCCCCAAGTACTTCTCAGTTCACACCCACAGCCGCTACTCCGCGCAGGACGCCCTTCCGAGCGTCAAGGACATCGTGACCCGAGCCGCTGAACTCGGCTACCAGGGCCTGGGACTGACCGATCACGGCAACATGGCTGGGTCCATCGAGCTGTACATGGAGTGCCAGAAGGTGGGCATCAAGCCCTTCCCTGGCTCGGAGATGTACCTCGTGTTGGACCGCTCGGACAAGAAGGCCAAGCGCTACCACATGTGCCTGCTGGCTTATACCTCGCAGGGCTACCGCAACCTGGTCAAGATCAGCACCGACAGTCACAAGAACTTCCACAACAAGCCGCTGGTTGACATGTCCGACCTGGCGCGCTACCACGACCTCGGCTGGTCTGAGGGCATCGCTCTCACCACCGGGTGCTTCTTCGGCCTGGTGATCACTCGTCTGATCAACGACGGGTACGAGGCAGCCAAGCAGGTCGTGGCCTCCTACGCCTCCTGGTTCGACACCTACGTCGAGATCCAAGACCACTGCATCGAACACGACGAAATGGATGAAGATGAGATCGCTGAGAACCTTGCTCGGATTGCCGAAGAGCTTGATCTACCGGTCATTGTTACGCAGGACAGCCACTACGTCCACGCTGACGACAAGCCAGTCCATGAAACACTCAAGCGCCTTGTGTCTTTCGGAACAGACGCTGATGAAGCTGTCTTCCCGGGAGATGGCTTCCATCTGGTGGATGACGCGTGGATGGAACGTCATCACTCGGAGGCTATCTACAACCGAGGGCTTGCCGGTCTGGAACTTCTCCTTTCTCGGCATGACCTCCGCATCCCTGAGGCGGATGAGTACAACTATCGAGTCCCATCTATCAGTGACGACCCGATTGGAGATCTCCGAAAGCGTTGTACTGCGGCTCTACTCAGACGGGGGCTTCTTCAGGATAAATACCTCGACCGTCTGGCCGAAGAGATCGAAGTTGTCGAAGCCTCTCGGATGGGCAACTACCTTCTCCTCGTAGCTCAGGTCACCGACTGGATGAGGGCCAACAATATCTTCTTCCAGACTCGTGGTTCGGCTGCGGGCTCGCTGATCTGCTGGATGCTGGGCATCTCCAACATCGATCCGATCAAGTGGGGTGCTCGCTTCGACCGCTTCCTGTCCAAGGACCGCACCAAGCCACCGGACATCGACCTGGACGTGGAGAACATCTACCGCCAGAAGGTCATGGAGATGCTTGCAGAGCGCTACGCAGTCGGCCAGATGTGCACGTGGTCGGTCCTGGGGCTCAACGCAGACGAGCAGGGCAAGGGCTCGCTGAAGGTCAAGTACTTCGGCAAGATGCGCGCCTACGCCAAGGCCAAGGGCGTGGAGCTGCCTGCTCTCACCTGGGAGACTGTCCCTGCTGAGGACAAGAAGATGCTCTACACGCTGTCCGACCACGAGGCCCTGGCCAACGCCGGGGTCCACCCGTGCGGCATGGTGCTGGTGAACTCCAGGACCGAGCTGGAAGAGATGGTGCCCATGATGTGGGTGGCCTCCTCCAAGACGATGGTGACCCAGTACGACGGTCCGGTGATCGAGTCCATCGGCCTGATCAAGCTCGACCTGCTGGGGTCGAAGACCATGAGCGTGCTGAGAATCGCCTGTGAGAACATCGGCATCTCCACCGATGACCTGGACAAGATCCCGTTCAACTCCTCCAAGGCGTACCAGATGATCGCCAAGGGGGACACGGACGGCTTCTTCCAGATGGAGGGCTACACGACCCAGCGCGGCTGTCGTGACATGAAGCCCAACAAGATCAGCGAGGTCATCGACGTGATGGCCCTGTTCCGCCCTGGTGTGATGAACTCCGGTGCCACCCAGTCCTACATCGACCGGAAGTTCGGTCGGCAACGGATACCGGAGCGTCACGAGATCATCGACAAGGGCACCAAGAGCACCAGAGGCATCCTGCTGTACCAGGACCAGATCATCGCCATCCTGCGTGACCTGGGGCTGTCTCCGGACGATCTGACGGCGTTCCTCAAGGCCGTGAAGGCGTCCAACAAGAACGTCGAGAAGGCGAAGAAGGACATCGACCACTACATGCCCATCATCGAGGGCCTGTGCAAAGAGAGGGGGATGAGCGATGAGGACTTCGCCTGGATGCAAGAGGCTTTTGTCGCGTTTGCTGAGTACTCGTTCAACATCGCCCACGCTACGGTTTACGGGATCACTGCGTACCGGTGCGCTTATCTGGCAATCCACTACGGGGTTCAGTTCCATGCAGCTCTTCTGGCGGTGGCGTCGGGCACCGATAAGGAAGCGCAGTACATCACTGCCACCCGCAAGCGTGGCTACCGGATCAAGCGACCGGACATCAACTCGTCAGGTCTGGTCTACACCGTCGACAAATCTGGAAAGTCGATTCGAAAGGGCCTACTCTCAGTGCCTGGCGTCGGACTGGGGATGGCACCCGACATCGTTGCCAGCCAGCCCTACAGCGACTGGGATGACTTCGCCACCAAGATGATCGGCACCAAGGTGACTGGCATCAAGCCGTTCAAGCCGGGAGAGACCTCAGAGGCCGAACTGGTGGGGGCGGTGGCCAAGCTCCATGCAGCGGGCGCGTTCGAGGACTCCATCGGTTCTCTGCCCCTGGGTAATGGCAAGGTCAAGAAAGTGATCAAGCTGTTACCTGATCCAGAGGAACATGAGGAGCCTGAAAGCGCTGACGACGACTACCTTGAAGAGGAACCAGTCGAAGAGTCAGGAGTGACCATCACGATCAACATCAACGGCAGGACCCACAGATTGGTTGAGGAGACCGCATGAGCCGATGGATTCAGTGCGACGTGTGTGAGACGCCGCAAGAGATCGACAATGAGCCGACCTTCATCGAGGTGAAGCTGCCAGGAAATCTTCTAGGCGAGCAGGACAATGAGCGGCTCCCTCTGGACGTGTGTTCGGTGGAGTGCCTGGTGGACATGGGCGTGAAGCTCTCCGGAGGCGTGGAGGAGCCCAAGGAGCCAGACGAGCAGCCAGCGGCGAAGCCACCCAAGGCTTCGTCTGGATCGTTCCTTCCGATGACCCCGGCCCCAGATGACCCAGACCTTCCTCCACCGATGGTCTTGGGTGAAGTCACCGTCAGATGACACACTTGACCAAGCACACTCTTATCTGAAAGAGGACTGATGACCAAGCCACTATGGAGTGAAGCAGAGAGGCTGGCGGCTGAAGCGCTGGCCAGGAAGAAGGAACTGGAAGCCAAGAAGAAGGCCGAAGCGGAGGCGAAAGCAGCCGCTGCTGCGCTGGACAGGCTGTTTGCGTTCAAGGAGACGGCACGGCACTCGACCTACGGCGGCTACGGCTACGTCGGGGCTAGCAGGATGAACAAGGCCACTCACGACGCCATCGTGCAGGCGCACAACCTCGCTGGCCAGAAGGCGTCCTTCAGCCAGGGTGGGCTCAACGGAGGCGCTGTGTCTGCCTCTGCCTCGACCCACAACGGGCTGGGCGTGGCCGATACCCGTACGACATCGGTGGGCATCTCTTTGGCCGAAGCCAAGAGGATCGTCTCCTACGGCTTCGAGTGCGGTGCCATTGGGATGATCCGAGGCATGGGCGGTCCGGACAACATGGTCCCGCATATCCACTGGGTGATGTATGACATGCGCTCCACCCAGCACTCCTCTACCGAGGATCAGCTCTATGCCAACTACTGGGGCGTCCTCGATGGTGGAGGCGGTCTGGGTGGTGCACGCAACGCACGCTGGTGGGGACCGGAGCGCAAGAAGCCGGTTCGCTGGTCTGACAGCAAGTACAACCCGAAGAACGGATGGAAGCCCTGATGCCTCTCCAGCCATCAGTGATCAAGGCGTGGCCCCCGCACGTCAAGAAGTTCGAGGGACAGCTCACCTGGATGTACCTCGACACCAAGAACAAGGTCACCACGGGTACCGGCAACCTGATCGACAGCGTGTCTGCCGCCCAGGCTCTGCCCTGGTACAAGGGTTCACGTCGAGCCACCAAGGAGGAGATCAAGGACGAGTGGAACTACGTCAAGAGTCGCAAGGACCTCTCGAAGCGTTCTGGGTGGGCCTATGACGACGTGACCAAGCTTCGTCTCCACCAGAGCGAAGTGGACCGCCTGCTCACTGAGACGACCAAGAAGTTCTGGTCGAACCTCTCCAACAGGTGGCCGATCCTCAACAACGCACCTGCCGACGCTCAGCTCGTGGCTCTGGACATGGCCTGGCAGAATGGCCCAGGGTTCCTGGACCTGAAGAGCAACGGCAAGTGGGTCTGGCCCAACATGAGGGCTGCGTGGCAAGACGGTGACTGGTCCAAGGCTGCTGACTCAGTACCCGGTAGTGGCTCTCGTGCGGTGATCCGCAAGCGGCTGTTCAAGAACGCAGGAGCGGTGGTCAAGCTCAACCTCGACCGCTCGAAGCTGTGGAACATGACTACCCCGTTCGGTACCGCCCAAGAGGTGCCGGTCAAGGAAACCCCAACAGAATGGATGATCAACATGAAGGACGTGTACTCCGGTACCAGCAAGGACCAGGCTCTGAAGCCCGGTGAGCAGGACGTGAAGATCAACGACGACGGTGGAGTGAGCATCATCGGCGGCGCGAACAAGGGAGTCGACCTCCTGGCGTCTGTGGCCTTCAACCGGGAGCCCCCGAAGGGCACTGAGCTGCTCTGGCGCATCGTCGACTACAAGTCGGGTGACAACAAGATCGCCCACAACCGCCAGTCCGAGAGCGCGCTCCAGAAGTGCTCGATCAACTTCAAGGGCGCGATCCCCGCAGACTCGGGCAAGGACCGTGAGATGCGGTTGCGCGTGGTCTGCGTGGTGCCCGCTGGTGTCACCGATCTGGTGATCACCAACGTCCAGATCACCGGATGGAAGATGTAGTAGTGGCCGTCGCACACGGCTACAGCCTGCCCGTGGAGCAGTGGCCTTCGAACCACGCACTGCTCCAGGGCATGGCTTACGCCCAGGACCCCAGGACGAAGCAGGAGTACCTGTTCGTCGCCAAGGCTGAGTCTGCGAAGAAGGGCGAGATCGAGGACTCCTACTACCACCGTCATGTCCTTCGTGACGGCAAGTGGGTGTACCTCGACACCATGATCGGTCGTGGGTTCGGTCATCCGCAGAACTACCACGTCCGGATCTCCGCTGCCGGTAACACCTGGCTCTGGCCCTCGGTCGAGCAGTACAACAAGGACAACGAGCTGGTTCGGGTACTGCCTGGGCGAGTGCAGTGGAAGAAGGGGGAGGTGAAAGCAGGTGATGTGGAACTGATGGAGACACCAGACGGTTCCTGGTCGGTCATCAACACCACCTTCGTCTCTCCCGCTCGCATTGTGCTGCGGCGTGGCCTGAGCACCACCGAGGTCTACACCGAGCATGACGAGCAGTCGCTCAAGGAGGGCAAGTGGCTCCCGCTGCGTCAGTTCACCCGCAAGAAGCTCAGCGGTACCTTCCAGACCGCAGGAGCCAACGCCAAGTCGGTCATGATCTTCCAGGGATCGACCTCCAGCAGGCACATGGTCTACCGTTACGACTGGTCCGAGAAGCTCGTGGCCCAGTTGGACGTGAAGAACATCAAGGCCCCCACAGGTCCCAACACCAGCAGTGAGCCCGAGGGCATGTCTTTCTTCCGAGGAAGCTGGTACTTCGGCAAGCGATACAACTCGTCTGCGCGTCGCCAGTACGAGCTATTCAAGTTCACCCTCTGAGGAGAAGAGATGGCAGAAGAGAAGGCACCTGTCGAGAACAAGGTGTACGCAGCCAGCGATGGTGCTGGTGCAGGCGGGGTGCTGGTCACCCTGATCCTGTGGGTTGTGGGTGTGGTGTTCTACAGGGTGGCCCCCACGGCTGAGGCGGCACCGCTGGCTACAGCGGCAGTCGCGGGTCCGGTGGCCCTGGCCCTGTCGTTCTTCCTCCCCAAGGGTCTGGCGATGCTGATGGGCTACCTGGCCCCGCACACGCACCGTCCGGACCTGAAGACGCTGGACACGAAGCCCGCCGAGGTGGAGGAATTCCCGACGTTCACCGCCAACAACCCGTCGATCCCGCCGTCGAACCCCGACGACCTCGACGGTGACGGGCGCGACGACAAGACCCAGCGGTTCGTCAAGCGCAGCAGCGCTCTGGAGGAGCCGACTGAATGATGTCCTCGTATGACCTGGTGATCATGAGGTCCCACGGTAGGTGCGAAGCCCTGGTCAAGGTGGGTAAGGTCTATACCCGCTGCGGCAGGAAGTACCCCGAGGTGCATCACATGCTCACCAGGTCACGCGGTGGCGACGTTCTGGACACTGTTCTGGAGACTCGCCACCTTGTCGCCCTGTGCAGTAGACACCACAAGTTCGTACACGATCACATCGAGCTGGGGATAGCCGGTGGTCTGTACCTCGAAGGACAAGCCTGGTTGGACACAGGCAAGGTCATCTATCAAGGACCGGACGAGTACCTTCTCGCCCAATACGGAAAGACGGCGAATGACGCAATTCGGAGAGCTGGTCAAGATCGCAGACAACGACAGGCGTCTGCTCAACCTCTATGACTCCTACCTCGCAGGACCGAGGAGCCGCCACAAAGAGGCGGAAGTCCTGGCTCACATCCTCACCAAGAACGAGGAGAGCAACGCCACGGGAGAGCGTGACCGGACAGGTTCCTGGTCAGCCTCCGGTGCCAACCGCTGCCTGAGAGAGCGACAGTTCACCTACCTGGGGATGCCACAGCGTGTCCCTGACTCCAAGTCTCAGAACATCTTCAGCAACGGTGACTTCGTGCACCTGCGCTACCAGATGGTCGGCCTGATCCAGGGCTGGCTGGTGGACGTGGAGACGCCTGTGTTCGCTGAGGGCAAGGTGCGGGGCACCGTCGACGGCATCTCAGACCAGGACGAGATCGTCGAGATCAAGTCCATCAACGCCAATGGCTTCAGCAACGTCTCCACCTTCGGCCCCAAGGACGACCACAAGTACCAAACGACGGCCTACATGATGGCCTCTGGTCGCTCGCGCACCCGCTTCATCTACGAGAACAAGAACACCAACGAAAACCTGGAGTTCGTCTTCGAGCTGGAGCAGCAGTACGTGGAGCGGGTTCAGGAAGAGTTCGAGAAGCTCAACGAGAACCAGGACAGCAAGGTGCTGGAACCGATGCTCCACGAGTGCATCAACAAGCGCTCCCCCTTCAAGTGGTGTGACTACCGAGACATCTGTGAGGGTGCCTCCTACCCGACTGCGAAACTGAGGCTGGTCTGATGCCCGTCATTCGTCTGCTGAACCCCGACGAGCCGCCCATCATCCACCAGAGCCAGGTCCAGTTCGGCCAGCGCCTGATGGATGTCGATCTGCCTGAGGGGTTGCCTGAGTACGACGAGATCATCGAGGAGTTGCACGGCTACGTGGACGTGTTCCTCGGTCGTGCTGAGTCTCCTCTGGCCTCTCCGTACCTGGCGATGGCTGAGGTGGCCACTGCTTTCCTGTCTCGGGCCTACGAGTTGGAGATGCTCATCTATGAGGGTGAGCAGAACGAGTCCATCGACGGTGGGCGTAGCAGCAAGGACCCGTACCACAAGCTCCGCACTGGCGCTCTGGCGTCGTTCATCAGTATGGCCAAGCGCCTCGCTGATCTCGGCAGCCGCAGGCTCACTCAAGAGCAACTGCTCAGCGATCAGCGTCGGGACTCAGGAGAAGCTCTGTGATCACCGTGGGGATCGACTCGGGCAAGAACCGGGTGGATGCGGTGGCTCTCCTGAGTGGTCACATCGTTCGGCACTACACCATCGACTTGGAGAAGCAGAAAAACAAGGGACGGGGATGGGTACTGACCACCATGGACGAGGGTGTCTTCGACTTCCTCCTCGACCTGGAGGCTCAGTACAAGATGCCCATCGAGGTATGGGTTGAAGAGGCCATTATGGTGCGTTCCATCCGCGTAGCCATAGAGTTGGCTGAAACTGTGGGTATGATCCTCTCATTGCCGTATAGCGTTCACAAGGTCACCATCGACCAGTGGAAGATGGTGGCCATCGGCAAAGGTGGGGTGTCGAAGGACGAAGTTCGCAGAGTCATCGCCCTGAGACATCCCGAAACAGAGGAACTATTCGGGAAGCGACAGGACCTATTCGATGCAGCGGGCGTCTCGATCTACGGCGAAGTGGTTGGCAGCAGACCAACGTCTTGAGCAGGACAACGAACCAATAGAGGCAGAGCCCAGGATCTATGCGCCGATCCGAGAGGTTCCGTGGCACAAGGATGCAGCTTGTTACCGTCAAGGTGATGAGCTGTTTTTCCATGATGGGAGAGCTGGAGCCAAACCAGCCGAAGACGCAGCCAAGCAGGTGTGCAACGATCCCTGCCCGGTGAAGGCTGAGTGCATGAGAGCCTCGCTGGAGAAGCGTGAGCGCTACGGCGTCTGGGGTGGGTTGACCCCCAGGGAGCGCAAGAACATCTTCAAGCAGATCGACCTCGGGAACACGACGGTCGACGAGGTAGTCGGGCTTCTCTGTGACTGACGGGTACACAGACGACGCCGACCTCGGCAGGAAGATCTACTACTATCGCCTCGCGGGTGAGTTGATGGCTGACATCGCTGACCGACTGGACATCAACGTCTTGGAGGCCACCAAGCTGCACCGTGAGTACGTGATCGAGCTGGCGACAGCGCCCAAGCTCTCACGCGACGAAGTGATCGCCATGGAGTCCGACCGTCTGGACCAGTTGATGCACGCTCACTGGCACGCAGCCACCCAGGAGCACAAGGTACCGATGAAGGTGAAGATCTCCAGAGAGGAAGAGGAGATCGAGCTGGTGGACATGCCTCCGGACATCAACGAGGCCAAGCTCGTACTGGAGGTGATGAAGCAGCGCTCCAAGCTTCACGGCCTGGAGGTGATCGATCCCAAGGACCAGACCACAGTGCAGCAGATCCTCATCGTGGGAGCCTCTCAGGCTTCTTTCTTGGCTGACCTGCAAGCAGGACAACAGAGCCTGCCCAGCGGGGACCAGGATAATGTAATAGAGGGCGAACTCGATGATGGGCTGGAGGGCCAATGAGTGATGTAGCACGGGTAGACATCAACATCTACCAAGGTGCTGACTGGGCTGTCCAGATCTACTGGACTTCAGGGGATATGCGTCCCTACTCGGTCCAGGCACCCATGCGGATGGAGATCAGGGACCAGCTCGGACAGGTTCCCGTGGTGCTCCAGACGAACCAGACCTCTGAGGACCTGGAGACCAATCCGGACAACCAGCAGATCCTCTTCAACCCCGAGTCGGGGCTCATCCAGCTTCACCTCACCGGAGACGAGACGAGCGTGCTCGCCCCTGGGATGTACGACTACGACCTCTGGGTCCACTACAAGTCGACTGTCGGGGTAGTGGCCAAGCGCGCCATCCTCGTCGGTCGCGTCATCGTTCAAGGGAGGATCACCCAGAATGTCTAACATCGTGCGGATGAACACCGGAGATGTCATCCAGATCAGGGAGGGCGTCCTTCAAGGCATCGGCCCCCAGGGTCAGATGGGTCCTCAGGGCCCTCAGGGCATTCCTGGTCCTCAGGGAGCGCAGGGACTGCCTGGTCCCATGGGTCAGATCGATGACTTCTACACCAAGGTCACCAGCGAGGGAAACTCTCAGTCGGTGGCTTCCAACACCCTCACGCTGCACTCGTTCGCCAGTGTGATCCACGACGATGCTTCCATCGTCGCCTCGGTGACCAACTTCATCGTCCCGGTGGGCGTGTGGGACGTGTCGTGTGGTCTCCAGTTCGACAAGCCGTCCACTCAGAACGCCGCTGGTGCTCGTCGCATCGTCATCCGTTACGACACGGTGGACATCGAGTCCGCGACCATCCCAGCTCTCACCGCGCTGGACACCCGCTTCCAGGTCAACACCCTGATCGATGCCACGTCTTCGTCCAAGGTGCTCTCGGTGCTCGTCTTCCACACCGACACTGTGGCCATCGCAGTACATGGCAACCTGGTGATCAGTCGCAAGGGTCCTGGTTCTCGTGGCCCCTCTGGTCCTCAGGGTGTCGCTGGTCCTCCTGGACAGCAGGGTCCGACCGGTCCTCAGGGTCCTGCTGGTTCCCTGGTTACTTCTGAGACCACCTTCGCTCAGATCGGTGGTTAGCGGTGGCGTTGCGCCTGGGCCAGAGCCCAGTGGACACGTTCAAGCCTCAGCCTGTCGAGGTCAGCGTCTATCGTGGCGACACCATGGTGATGGACTCACCTATTCGCCCTGTTGTCACCGTGGGCTCAGTTACCCTGATCGCCTGGGACTTTGTGCTTCCGACAGTCATGTCGGTGGACACGGGTGTCTATCGATTCGTCACTGACCATTTCGTGGGAGTGCAGGACCAGGGAATAGGCTGGGCGTACGGAGTTGATGATGTCTCGACCGTCTACCTCAAGGACGGCGTGCTCATCGTTGCCGATGCTTTCGGCGTGAATGATTCGATCTCGATCAGAGGAATGGTGAACCAATGGGTCTGAGCGCCTCGCCCGTCCAGGGTGTGCAACTGATGGACCACGATGAGATGCTCAAGTTCATCTGGGACCGCATCAACGACATCGCGCTGTTCTACGAGACCCGTGGGGTCATGCGCTTCCAGAACATCAGCTCGCTCAACGCGAAGCTGATCGGTGATGCCTCCCCTGTGGCTGGCATGACCGCGTGGATCGTGGAGTCCAAGCAGCTCATCACCTACGACGGCACGAGCTGGCAGCGCGTTTTTCCTGCCTCTCCTCAGATCTACACCGGTACCACGACCCCTGCGGCATCGCTCGGTGCCGTGGGCGACGTGTACTTCCAGGTCTGACTCATGGGCGACATGCTCGTCAAGACCACTGAAGAGCAGTGGACCAAGGGACAGCCATTCGTCCGTACCGCCACTGGTCAGTCTCGCGCTCGCTTCGCCTACCGCAAGATCATCGACGAGGCGGGCGACCCGGCGTGGGTTGAGTTCTGGCGTGCAGACAGCACCGCCCCTGGTGTCCCCACCAACCTCAAGCTGGAGGTCAGCGGCTTCGGTGGCTTCAACATCACCGTGACCGCGCCCTACGACACCGACGTGATGAGCCTGCGGGTCAAGGTGGGCAAGATCGTCCCGTCGAACAACACCTTGGACTCTGCCTACTTGTCCACCATGGACGGCTCTGACCCGGCGTGGAGCGAGTGGATGGTGGCCCCTGGTCAGACCAGGACCAAGAAGTACCCGCCCTCGGGCAGCCTGGTCAGCGGCACCACCTACTACGTCAGCGTCTGGGCTCAAGACACCTCTCGCAACTTCTCTGCTCCTGCTACCAAATCCATCGTCTACAAGTCGCTCTCGCCCACCACCACGGTTACACGCTCTACCTACATCACCACTGTGGACTCCACGACGTTCTCCAAAGAGAAGAACATCTACAACCGGACCGACAAGCTGGTGCGTACCGGTCACCCGAACAACAACCACGGCATCTGGTACTACGGCGACAAGATCTCTGCTCTGCTCCAGGGTGCGAGCAGGATCAACGACGTGAAGATCGAGATCCAGCGTTTGGCCTCGTCTCCAAGCGGTATCGACCAGTCCATCAGCACAGCGACGCGCTTCAAGTTCTTCGGTCATAACATGACTACCTGGTCCAACATCGACATCCATGACCCGAGTCGCATCGTCTTCGCAGGCGAACTCTGGGGTACCTATGGCGGTCTGGAGCGAGGTCAGTCGAAGGTCTACACGGTGCCTTCTGCCATCTGGCCCATGCTGCTCAGTGGCAAGCTCAAGGGATTCGGTGTCTACACCAACGTCTCAGCGTCTCCGAGCGTGGACATGGGTACCTACTACGGCTTCGGCACGAACAGTGGTCGCCTCTTCATTTCTTACACGTCGTAGCACGAGAAGTAGAATCGGGCTATGACTCGACTGCATCTAGCTCGCCCTCCGAGGAATGACGACGAGCTGTACCACTTGGTGCAGAAGATGTGGGGTGTCACCATCCCTCGGAACAAGGTGTGCCATGACCACCAGGCACCCTTCGACGCGTTCAGCACAGCGTTCTTCGCTCGTGAGCCCATGCTGCTCATCCACGGGTCTCGTGGTCTCGCGGGCAAGAGCGCGCTGATGTCCGTCCTGGGGCTCACCCAGGCGGCTGTGTGGGGCTCTGACTGCAACATCGTCGGTGGGTCGCTCTCGCAGTCCAACAACGTCCTGGAGGCCATGCAGCGGGCGTGGGAGTACAAGGACGCACCTCGCTACATGCTCGTCGACGACACCAAGACCGAGCAGCGCCTGACCAACAACGCCAAGGTGCGCCCCCTCACCGCGTCACAGAAGACGGTGCGTGGTCCTCACCCTGCTCGTCTGCTGCTGGACGAGATCGACGAGATGGACCAGTCGATCATTGATGCGGCCCTCGGTCAGCCGATGCCTCAGAAGAATTGGCTGGGCGTGACCATCCCAGCGCAGACCACCATGGCCTCGACGTGGCAGTACCCCGACAAGGGGATGGCGAACATGATGGCCAGGTTCAAGGAGGAAGACCTCCCGATCATGACCTGGTGCTTCAAGGACACCTCCAACCCCATCGATGGTTGGCTGTCGCCTGAGTTCATCGAGGAGAAGCGCCGCTCGATCTCCAAGGAGATGTGGCGAGTTGAGTACGAACTCGGTGAGCCCTCCATCGGCTCTCGTGCCATCGACACCGATGCGGTCGAGCGCATGTTTGATGCCGGTGCACCCAAGCCCACGCGCTTCGACAAGGAGCACCAGGAGTACCACATCCTCAAGTACGCCATCGACCGTGACTACGTGGTGGCTGCTGACTGGGCCAAGGAGAAGGACTGGACGGTCATCACCGTCTGGGACGTGACTGAGCTGCCCATGCGTCTGGCCTACTACATCCGGCTGAAGCGTCGTCCCTACCCCTTCATGGTGGGCCTGTTCAACGCGATGCAGAAGCGCTACCACGCTGATGCGATCCACGATGCGACCGGACTGGGTGGGGTGGTGGCTGACCTGATCGAAGGCAAGGCCAGGAACTTCATGATGA